GCAACTGCAGGCGGCAGATGCTTTACGAGCAGCCAGTCAGGCTAAGTTCAATCGTGATATGACGTTCGCCAACGCGCAGCGCAATCTTGGGCTGGGAGAGCGCGACCGCCAGCAGCAAATGCTAGATGACCAGTATTCCTCATTTTTGGAGCAAAGGGGCTTTCCGCTGCAGCAACTTGCGATCAGGCAGGCTGCGCTATCTGGCACGCCAGTGGGTCAGTTTGCTCAAGTTCCAGTGCGCCGTAGTCCGTTGAACTTTGGCTCAATATTAGGTGGCGTTGGTGGTTTACTGACAGGATTGAGGGCATAAATCATGGCTTTACTAAGACAACGTGGCGGCGGGTTGCTGGCCACTGGTCCTGACGCAGTTCGAGCGAATGCAATGCGAGAACAGCAACGGTTGCTTGGTGCGGCTCGCGCACCTTCTGTTATCAGTGCGCCTCGGCCAATTCTTGAGGAAAACCCGCTGAATAGTTTAGGGCAGGGTTTGTCTGAAATTGGCAGTTTCCTTGGCGACATGTCCGCTCGCAAAAAACGCGAAGACGCTTTAGCCGCCGCCTTAGCGCCAATTCAATTTAGTTCCATGCAAACAGTGCAGCCCGCCGGCTTTTTTATAAAAGATGGCATTGAAATAGACCCAAGCAAAAGCATGCTTCCTGACGACTTAAATCAAGCTTTTTTGCGAGAGGCTATTCAAACCAACAATGTGCCAGATATCGAAAGATTGACGGGGGCGAAGTTCCGAGAGGCGGTTCAAAAAAGGGTAAGCTCTGAGCGCCAACCAACTTTATCCGAACAGGCTGCACGATTGTTCCAAGCCGGGTTTGCAAAAGATGCGCAAGATCGGTTGAGCGCGGCAAAAATTGAGCAGGGTCAGGCAGAGCGAAGCTTGCAAGAAAAGGCTGCAAAACTAGCAGTCTCAGGCGACATTAAGGGTGCGGCAGGTTTATTGCTGCAATCAACAGATGTTGCCACACGTCAAGCTGCAATGAACACATTGAAAGACTTGGCAAAACCAGAAAAGAAACGCCCACTTTACGGTGGCAACGTAAGTTTAATAAAGGCGGACAGTCAAGATTTTGCGGCGCTCAAAAATATAGCGGCTTTAGATCAAGATTTGGACAGCATATTCGCTGATTTGGATTCAAAAAAATTGGACCCTGGAAGGATGCAGGGCGTTGCTAATTTTCTTGGCAACAATTTAGGCTATTTTTTGGATGATGAAGCCGAAATAAAGGTTGCTGCATCCAACAAATTTGAGCGTTTTATTCAGCGCTATGTCAATGAAACCTTACGATTAGCGAAGGGTGTTCAAACCGATAATGACGCAAAACGCGTTATTAATCAGCTTAAGTTCGCCAGAAGCATATCGGACGTGCGCAATATCCTTAACCAACTGGCGGCAGAAAACGCAAAAAATGTGTCAATTTACCAGTCGCAAATTAATACCCGCCGGCGGGCTTTTGGCGACCCCGAGGAAACTTTTGTCACGTCAAATAATAATCGTTCGTTCAAAGAGGTGTAATGATGGCTGCTCAGTTTGTCGAAATAGAGGGTCAACGCGTTAGCACTGGTGTCGATAAGGCCGATTGGCGTAAATTATCAACAGCTCAAAAACAAAGAATTGTTAATGAATTAGACGTGCCAGCAAATGATGTTAGTAGCCGCCAAGAGTCAGAGAAACGCCCACAGATTGATTCGGTTGTAGAAGGTCTGCGCTCAGCAATTGGGCAAGGGACTTTACTGGGCTTTGGTGATGAACTTGAAGCGGCGGCGAGAACTGGCAGTTTTAGTTCACCAGAATATAAAGATTTGCGTGATCAGCTACGTGCCCAACAAGATGAATATCGCAGGCAAAACCCTGTCATTTCTATAGTTGGGGAGCTTGCCGGCGGCTTTCTTTTGCCAGGTGGTGCCGCAGTTAATTTGGTGCGACAAGGTGCAAAAAGCGGCGCAAGGGTTTTAGCTAAGGAGGCGGCTGGCCGTGCGCGCAATATTGGCAAGGCAGCAGGTTTAGGCGCAATTTCGGGCGGTGTGACAGGTGCTGCAGCAGGTGCCGGCACCGCTGACGAATTAGAGGACGTAGGTGAGGGCGCTGTTGTGGGTGGCGTATTGGGTACGGCTTTAGGTGCTGCAGCCCCAGCAGCCATGTCGTCTTTGGGCCAAGCTGCGCGAGGTGTGGCGCGTCGCTTAGGGGTTGGGTCTGCAAACTTTTCAGATCGGAAGGTGCGGCAGTATTTAGCGCGAGAAGGATTTACACCTCAACAGGCGGCAGCCGAAGTGCGAAGGATGCGCGAGTCTGGCGTCCGTGGCGCGACGTTAGCTGACTTAGGGCAACAAACGCAGGACCTGGCTTTCGGCGCACAAGCAGTAGCAAATCCAGCCCAAACACGGGTAACTCGTCAGCTTACCGACAGATTTCGGCAACAAGCTGAAGAAATCCAAGACGAGATGGCAGGCCGTTTAGGCACAACCCCCGACGAGGCCGGCAATTTTTTAGACGATATTGCTACACAGCAACAAGCCCAGGCTCGTTTAAACTACCCAACGGCATACGAAATGGAGTTAGATGCCGAGCCATTCAAGAAGTATCTAAACAATCCAAACTTTTCTGAAATCTATGAAAACGCCCGCAAGCTCTCTACGTTGCAGATGATGGCCCGTGGGAGCAACCAACCGCCGTTGCCAACCTTCGATGAATTTAAGCAATTAGCGGATGCCGGCACTTTGCCGACAGAATTTTTGCACCAGGTAAAACGTGGCTTTGATGTGTTGATTGAAAAAGACACTGATGACCTTACTGGCAAAATGCAACCAGCGGCAGCCGCTTTATCGGCAATTAAAAAACAATTTAATGATGAAATTAAGGATCAAAACGATGCTTATCGCATCGCCAATCAAAACTTTGCAGATCTTGAAACTGTGAAACGGGCCAATAAGGTTGGCCAAGACATAGATAAGACGCCTGCGCGTGTTTTAAAAAGCAAGGTTGATGACATGAATGAGGGCGAAAAAGCAGCCTTTGTTCGCGGTTTGGTCGATAGATTCAACACTTTGGTTGAAACAACCGGAGCCAACCAAGACTTTGTACGCCAGATTTTTAATAAAGGGCGACGTAGAGATGCAATTCGGGCTGCCTTCCCTGCGTCAGACGAGGGCGCAAAGGCGTTTGCAGAGTTTGAAAAATTTATGGAAGATCAAGCGCGTTTGGTAACTACTAACCGACGTGTGATTGGCGGTAGTCCAACGGCTTCCCGTCAACAGGTTTTGGCAGAAACGGGGGCTGAGCCAGGAGATGGCGTAATTGATTTGCTCAGCAATCCTACACCGCAAAACATCCTTAATCGGTTTATCAGAAGCGCTGGCGGCATGAGTGAAAAGGCTGCAGAGCAAACACTTGACACGTTGTTTAGCACTAATCCCATTGACCTGGCCGCAGCCACTGCAAGATTGCAACGCCAACAAGAGCGCATGGCTCGCCCCCAAGGTCTTGGGCTGCTTTCAACTGGCACGCTCGACCCAATTGCAGTAGGAGGCGGAACAGGCGCAATTTCCGGCAATTTATATGGACGCAACGAGCGCCGCAAAAGGAATAGGCAAGGGCTGCTCCGATGACCGACACAGAACGCCTAGCCCGCTTAGAGGCCCGCACCGACGAGCAAGAGCGCAGGCTAGAGCGTATCGAGTTAAAGGTAGACCAGCTCTTAGAAATCGCAGCTATCGGCAAGGGAGCTGGCTGGCTGCTTATCAAAATTGGTGCTTTGCTGGCCGGTTTTTTGGCTGCAGGCGCATGGCTGTTAGAGCAGCTCAAAATCTAAAATGTCAATTATGAAGCACCGCACTGGTGCGCGGGGAGAGGCCATTGCAATCGCGTGGCTAATCAGCCGTGACTGGTACGTGTTCAAATGCTTTCAGTCCCACTCACCGGCCGACATTGTTGCGATCAAAATGCAAGGGTCGCGGCCAGCTCAGGTACTGATGCTCGAAGTCCGCTACCAGGGCATCGAGAGCGGAAGACCTGAGGGGCTTTCATATAATCAACTCAAGGCAGGCGTCAAACTGATGATCGTCCACCACGACGGCCACGTTGACTTAGACCCGGATTGGTCGCGGAGAAGCAATGCAAAGAAGTCTCAAAAACCGACGTCCGACACAGATCAAGAGCTTTGATCAGTTCGACATCGCAATTAGTCACGACCCAGAAACCAACCGTGTCTGCGAGGTCTTTATTGTCGGTCGAGGCAAAGAAGGCTCGCCGCTGTCTGAAACGCTTTACGCCGCTGGCTGCTGGATTTCTGAGACAATCCAAAATCATGACGAGGAAATTTTATGCTGACGCTATTGGGTTCTTTGCTGGGATTTGCCAGTTCTCTCGCGCCGAGGGCTCTTGACTATTTTCAAGAGAAGGCAGACCGCGCTCACGAGTTGGCTATGATCGACCGGCAGATGGAGCAAATGAAGCTTGGCTCACAGCTCAAGCTAGAGGAAATCAACGCCCAGGCTGACATCGCTGAAACCCGTGCGATCTATCGGCATGACAGCTCGATCAAATCATCGACATGGGTCAACAATCTGCGTGGCACGGTCAGACCAGCAATCACATACCTACTGGTCTGCTGCCTTATTGCCATCAAATTCTGTGGGTTGTATGCGCTGATAGCCATCGAAGGCATGGCGGTCTATCAAGCGTTGCCGGCAATCGCTGATGAACAGTTCAACGCTATGATTGCTGCAGTGATCAGTTTTTGGTTTGGCAGCCGAGCGATGAACCGGAAATGAACACGGACGCAATTCAAAACCTATCGCTCGATATCGTTCATCTGATTGAGCCATTGGTGGCCGTAACCATCGCCCTGACGATTGGTTTGGCTCTCAAAGACTGGGTTGTGAACGCTATAGCTGGCCTGAAGTTCAAGTGGTCGGAGGCATGGTCCGAGGGTCAAAAAGTGTTCATAGATGGAGAAGAAGCAACCATTATAAAGATCTCGACGAGCGAAACAGTTTTTGCGATCCGAAATGGCCGTGGCCTGGTCTGGCGGCACGTCGCCAATGAGAAAATCCGCAGCCTAAAAATTGAACGAATTATCGAGCGACCCAATGAAAATCAGCCAAACAGGCATTGACCTGATCAAAGACTTTGAAGGGTTCCGCGCCGAAAGTTACCTTTGCCCCTCTCAAGTTTGGACCCAGGGGTATGGCAGTACAGCCGGCATCACGGCAGACACGCCACCAATTACCCTAGCCGAGGGCGAGGCGTTGCTGAAGCGTGACCTAGTGAGGTTTGAACGCGCGGTCCATCGGCTGTGTCCTGTGCCGCTTACACAAGGCCAATATGATGCACTTGTTTCATTCAGCTTCAATTTGGGCTCAGGCGCTCTGCAGAGCAGTACGCTTCGGCGTAAGATCAATCGCGAAGATTATATTGGTGCCGCCGACGAGTTTCCCCGTTGGGTGTTCGCCGCAGGACGCCGCCTGGCTGGCTTGGTGCGACGCCGAGAGGCCGAGAGAGTATTGTTTTTATCCGACATGGAGGATGCGGCATGAAGCACGCAAAAGAGATCATGGTCATCGCCATGATCTTTGGCGTTTTCATGCTGCTGACTGTGATCATTGTCGGTGATTATTACATCGCTCTACGTGAGCAAAGACCGCCAGACGAGAGTGTGATTACGCTGCTGAAGATGACGCTGACAGGTGTAATAGGCGTTATTGCAGGCTATCTTGGGAGATAGTCGAAAATGTTACACAGGGGCCGGTTTTGGGGTCTTGAAGATGGCGGCGTGTTCAATTGAACACGCGACCCCTGTGTAAAATTTCGCTAAGTCATTGAAAAGATGGTGGGCGCGGGCAGGATTAGACTGCCGACCACCGTGCTGAAAGCACCCCAAAAGTGGTGTAAGGCATTGTTTTTCAATCATGTTGGAAACCCTATTTCAACATAAATGACGCCAAATAACGTATTTCAACGCTAATTTGTGTTCAATTGAACCTTCCACTGTCTAAAAATCCAAAGCTGAGGCAGCACCTCTTAAATAGTCAGGTGAATATCTGGCATAAACGCTTTCTGTCACACGGGTGCTTGAATGTCCGAGATATTGACTGATCTCACTCATAGACACACCAGCTTCCGCCATCCACACCGCTGCTGATCGACGGATATCATGCGGCGTAGCGTGATCAATGCCAGCCTCTTTCAAAGCTTTGGCGAAGGCTTTTTCCGGGGTTTTATATTGCTTGCCTTGGTACTCTAGCACATACTTGGTTTGCGCTCTTTTCTTTGCGGCCACCAAAACTTGATGCAACCGTGACGTGATTGGCACCTCGGACCTACCCTTGTTGCTTTCGTCTTTATCAGGGTTAAAAAGGTTTAAAAGCCCCCGATCAAAATCCACTCTATCCCAAGTCAATTCTGTGACTGCGCCCTTGCGACCGGCTGTTGCTATGGCAAGCTCTAAAAACAACGCAAGACGCTCATTCCTTTGCGCCACAACCATGAACTTTGTCATCTCACCTTTAGTCAGATAACGGGTGCGCGGAGGTGCTTTTTTAGGCATCCAAATTTTAAAATCACGATGTCCCGGCTTTCCTGCAAAATTTAAAGCCGCCCGTAAAAATTGCAGCTCGACTATTATTGTCCCGTTTTCCGGGGGTTTGCCCTTAGGTGTCACATCAGATTTGCGCTTGGCAAAGTATGCTTTGCAAGTGTCAATGTTGATGTCATTTGTATCTAAGTGCGAAAAAAAAGGCAGAAAATGCTTGGCAGCGTATCCTTTTCTTTCGTTGCCCTTTTCAGCGAAATAAATGTTCCACGCCGCCAAAACAGACGTCTCATTTGTCCGTTTTAAATCTGATCTCCACTGCTCGAACCGTCTTTCTGCCACAGTACGGTCGGTGGTGCGAAGTGAGACGCGCTTTGCAACGGATCGCACTTCATTGCCTTTGATTTCAACGGTGCGATAGTAGACACACCACTTTCCTCGATATTTTGTGAGCTTGTATTGGCCTTCCATTTTTCATACCTCATCACTTGTTCTGCGTTTACTCTGTATCTGTTTCCTACTTTGAAGTGTTCTAACTGACCTTTTTTACACATTATTCGGACCGTGTTCTGGCTGCATCCCCAGCGGTTTGCAAGGTCTTGCAGCGTAAAAAGCTGACGGTCTTCAAGAATGCTACTACCCTGACTCATTGGTGTGAATCCCCTTTAAAAAAGTGCTGACGACAAGGTGGCCACAGGGACATACAAACCCCGGTCACGAGAAGACATTGGCACGCACTCGCCGCCAGCTATCGGGCCGAGGATGCGAAGCTCAGCCAGATTTCGTTTTCAATCCTTGCGGCTGAGCCACTGGCCGCCGCTGCACACAAGTAGCAATCTGTGATGTTTGAGCCATGTTGATCGCTATCATTTGTTCGACACACTGTTGCATTGTGTCCATCTCGATACGGTCCTGGACAAGAATGAAGACACGCGCTTCAAGCGTCATCAAAAGGCCGAGGACCATAAAGATGTTCATGCCGCCGTCTCGGTCATTGTTGGCGGGCTGCTGATCAAATAATACTCGACCCAGTGGGTTTCGCTGTCCGACTTGCGGCGGCTTTCAATCACATAACCCATAGCCCGCAGCTCAAAGATGCGAGCTGCAAGGCGTTGAATATCGTACTTCTCAAACATACCCCGCGCGGTCACTCCGAAGCCATTTTGTAAAAGCTCAACAATCTGCTGACGTTGCTGGCTAAACCGTCCTGACATTTTAAGCTCCTTCCTCATCGTCTTCTGTGAATGTCTGAATTTCTCCGAGGCAGGCTGCGTAGCCAGCCAAGTCAACGATGCTATCGTTATGCGACGGGTCAGCCTTTAACCGCGCCAACTTCATCAAGGCTAAAGCCAAGGCGACGTCGCCGGCCGTAAATTCACGATCAAAAAAGACTGACCAAAGCCGCGCAATCTCAAAAAATGAGCGCTCAGGGCTGCCGTAACTCTTGCCTCGGCCCATAACCGCTGCATGAGCGAGTGCGAGTACGGCAGCCCGATCCATTAGCTAAACTCCGGCGCGTTGTGAGGCGGAGGTGGTGCGGCAACTGCCACTGCTGCTGGCGGTGCCGTGACGCCTGGCGCAACGGAAGTGGCTGCGCCGTTGTCGAACGGTGATCGGCTCTCCCAGCCGGTGATCGCCAATACGGGCGCATGAGCCGTGCCTTTAGGCGATACAATCGGCGTCGTGCCCGTAAAGGTCACAATCGGGGCTTTGTCGATGTATTCAGGCCCGGTCGCCGCCTCAAAGGCGTCGTGTACGCTGTCAACCGCTGTGCGTACTGACATCGCTGTTGATCCAAATTCATGTACACCGCCCTCGAGTAAGCTGGCGTTATACACCTGGATACGGAAGCCTAGCTTGTGATCGTCCGATGGCTGCTCGATCATTTGCTGCGAGCCATCGACAAGGCTGCGATATTTCATTGCTTGGATATCGACAACGCCGACCAGCCGCTGCCAGACAATTTCAATGTTCGCAAAATCCATTTGCAAAGCAATCGGAAAGGGCAGTGGCTGCGGCTGATTAGTCCAGGTCTCGCCGACCTGCACGCGATTTACCTTCGACAAAATGCCGCTGCGGGCGTCAAAGCTCAATCGCGGCAGAATTGCTGATGGCGATGTGCCAGTGGACATAAATTTGTTGATAGACATTTAGACTTAATTCCTTCTGTTTTCTGGGGGTTAAAACCCGAACACCTTTTTGCCGGCAGCCCGCATGGCTGGTGACGACATATAAAAGCTGCTGTAATCGGGTACGACGTGCTGGGCCATTTCCTCGTAACTTGAAAAAAGCCCCATAAATTTTTCACGGGCTATCGTTGCTAAACGCACTTCTTCGATCGCCTGTGGGATATCCTCTTGCCTAAAAATTCGGCACTCCTTGCCGCTTGCGTAGGCGAAGCGCATTTCGTGATTTCCGAGGGCTGTGCCGTAAACCGCGCCCTGCCAGCGGTGGCTGTCAGAAACGTTCGCTGTTGGCAGACGTAGCGTGGTTTTTAAGTCCACAATCAAGCCATGATCGGGATACAAAAAATCTAAAAAGCCAGTATGTGATTGCTCGCAGCCGTCAAGCTGTAGCGACACCTTGTGCTGACCATCGCCAGGAAATTCGGGCGTGCCATAGGGGCGCAGCGCATTGATGGCGTGAGTTACCATGCCCTCGATGTGCTTGCGTCGATTGGCTTTGCTTTCCTCACTGATTGCCTTCAAAGCCGTCAACCGGTCAAACTTAGCGAACGCCAACGCGACGCACTGACTGATGGGCCGCTTGTGGTCTATCAAACCCTCTTTGACACCATCCTCGACGGCGATGCCGGCCGCCATAGGTGCATTCATGCCGTCTCGATGGCCTAACTCTTTCAAAATCCAAGCATCAACTGGCATGGTCAAGGTTGATGGCGACCAAGGTGTCTTCTTTTTAAGAGCCATCAGCAAGCACCTTTTCCCACACACCTGCCGGCTCGACCCAGACCTCACGGCCAGGGCGGTTTTGCCATTCCCACAAGCGTTTGAAGTTTTCAATTTGATCGTCAGTGATCGGGCCGTCGTAACGACGCTCTAGCGCCGTGATTTGCTCGGGCGTTAGACCTGCGTAACGGCTCATTGCGGCATCTCAAGGATGTATCCGAACACCAAAAAGGCATAGCCGACTGCAAACAGCAGACACACAGTGAGAAATTCTGCGATAAATTTGATCATTTTGGCTGGCTCCATCTATTCAATACAAGGAACCTTAATGCGGAAAAATTACCGCGTCAATATAAAATACGGAAAATTTACCGCATTAGATGGTATGGGAAGCGGTGAGTAGGCCGACGCTAATTTTTATTCGGGGCGGTAGCTTGCGATTACCAGCGCAAAAATGTGCACGCCTTCAATGTCACTATCCACGTCATCAAGGCGGGTTGGCTGTTGAAAATCGGGATGTGTGCTTTCAGGATGTAGCCAAATTGACCCTGAATCGTCGATTTTAATAAGTTTAACGGTTTGCTCAATCTCGCCGAATTTATTTGTTCGGTGGACGATGTATCGCTTGCCGGAAATCACGTCTAAACCGGACGACTCTAGCGCTACACAAACAACGATTGAGCCATGTGGATAGCGCTCATTCATTGATTCACCTTGAACTTGGGCTGCAAAACGAGACGCAGCCAAATATCTTTTTTCTGACGAAATATCAATCTCGTACCACTGATCCCGTGGCCATTCGATCGAGTCGCTAAAAACTCCAGCCTGCACTGAGCCTTTCACAAAAACTTTACTTTGTTCGCTGTCTACGACTTCACCAACGCCAGTTAAAAGCCAAAAAAATGAAACTTTAAAATAATCTGCAACTTTTTGTAGATCATTGTGATTGTGTGAGCGATGGTTTGGTGCACGCATGATATTGCGAATAAAATCCTGCTTACATCCAGAAGCTAACGATGCAGCCCGCATACTGACGTTGTTTTTGCGCAAAAGGTGCGCGAGGCGTTCTTTGATATTTGTCATGCGGAAAATATCCCACATATGTTGAAAAATGACACGCGGAAAAAAAACCGTTGCCATGCGGAAAAAAAACCGCATGATGTGCACATGGATATAGCTCAACAGTTTATCAATGACGTCAAGTCATACATGCAGAAAACAAATATGTCGGCCCGTGCTTTTGGCGTTGCGGCGACAAATGACAGCAAGCTATTGCCGCGGATTTTTTCGCGCAGGATTACCCTCACAACTATCGAGCGCGTGGAAAAATTCATGCGAGACAACCCACCGCCCGCATGAGCGTAATCATGCCCTCCCTGACGGCCCAACTTGCCGCCTCGTCCCCTAGCGAGGCGGCCTTTTTTTAAGGGTAGAAGGAGAATTTCATGCCGAGCAGATCGAAACAAAAGGGTGACAGAGACGAAAGGGCGCTGGTCGATGCCGCCAAGGCAGCAGGGCTGCGAGCTAGGCGGGTGCCGCTTTCCGGTGCCGTCGCGGACTTTAAAGGCGACGTAGAGATCATCACAGACAATCGGCTGTGGACGGCTGAATGCAAGCACCGGGCCGAGGGCTTCAAGCAAATTTATGGTTGGCTCGCTGATTACATCGACGTCTTAACCATTCGGGCTGACCGCAAGCCGCGGTTGGTTGTGATGCGTGAACACGATTTTTTTGAGCTTTTAATTAAAGGTAATGGAGAGAAATCTTGAGCAAAAAAGATATTGCACTGGCATGGGCCAGGGCTGGTTTCACCGTGCTGCCAGTGGGCAGAGACAAAAGACCACTCGTTGCCTGGCGAGCAATGCAAGAGACGCCCTGGACCGACAGCGAGATTGCGAACTATTGGCACTACAACCCGGACGCCAACATCGGGGTCATCCCAGGATCAAATGACTGGGCGGTAGTAGACGGTGACATTTACAAACACTCGGCAGCCGCTGAGCAATTCAGCGACTGGCTCATTGATAATAACTTGACGCTTCAAGATGGCCCCGAGGCGCACACCGGCAGCGGTGGCTTACATCTATGGCTAAAGGCACCTGGTGGCGTGAAATCGGGGCCGATCAACGAGTGTATCGACATTAAGAGCAACGGCGGATATGTGCTCGTGCCAGGGTCGGAAAGCGACAGCGGTATTTATAAATGGTCAGACCGGGCGACCGGCATAACGGCCGAGGGCATCCCGGCGGCTGCAAGCGAGCTGCCGGCCGGCGTGGCGCAGAGTAGCATAGCTAATGATCCGGCATCTCAAAACCGGGGTACTTTTCAAGATGGCACAGTTGTATCAATCGGCAAGGCTAAGGACGGACGCGAAAGATTGCTGGCTGATGCGGTATGGTTCGCCGGCAATCGCATCGTCGAAGAACGCGGCGACTTACATGATTTAGACGCATGGGCAGAGCGGGCCGAGGAACGCTTTGCACAAGTCGCGCGAGGTCGGCACGGCAAAGACCTGCACGATGACTGGCCGAGGTCAGAGACTCTGGCGAAATGTCGGTCAACGCTGCCAAAGCTATTGACTTTTGAAAGTGTTGAGGATGACGAAGTGCCGGTCGCTGAGCCAAAAAGATTCAAAGTAGACCCTTGGAACACTCAAGATTTCAATCCAAATGGCGACGACGATCTTGTTGATGGGCTGCTGTCGCAATCGTCGCTGTCGGTGCTCTATGGACCGTCAAACAGCGGCAAGACCTTTCAAGCAATGGCCCTGGCCTTTGCCGTTTCAACAGGAACCGAGTTTTACGGGCGACAAGCCATGCAGGGCAGGGTGGTTTATCTGGCGGCTGAGGGTGCAGCCAATATCAAAAAGCGCCGGGCAGCTCTTAAAATCGAGCATAAGGACATGCTTGAAAAAAGAGGCGAGCTGCCGGCGTTTGACATGATCGGCGATAGCTTCGACCTTCTGTCGCCGGTAGGTGACATTGATGCCCTCATTGAAGTAATCGGCGAAGCTGATCTCATTGTGATTGACACGCTGGCTGCCGTTGCTGCCGGCGGTGATGAAAACACCGCGCCGACCATGTTGGCGATTGTTGATAACTGCCGCAAGCTGATTAGCCGGACAGGCGCGCATGTCATGTTAGTGCATCACATGGGTAAGTCTGAAGAAAAGGGCGCGCGAGGGCATAGTTCGCTGCGGGCTGCGCTGGATACTGAGCTCGAAGTGATGGCCGTTCCAGGCACTAACATCGGGCGGATCAAGATCACAAAGCAACGCGACATGGAGCTGGCTGCGCAAATGGGCTTTGAGCTGCGCACCGTCGTTATCCATGAAACCGCCAGCGGTGATCAGATCACTAGCTGCGTGGTTGATCCAAAGGACGTGAAGCGGAACACAACCAAGAAAAGCAGTTTGGTGCGCGGTTTGGAAAAGATCATTTTCAACAAATTTAACTCGCCAACACGACCTGCAGCACGGCCTGGCCGGATCGAAGTCAATGGCACAATGATCAACGTGATTGATGCAATCGACAGTGAAATTATCCGCGATAGCTTCAAGTCGTTACCGGAAAATGATGGCGTGACATCCGCTAATTTACGCAAGCGCTATCAAAGAGCTCTGCTGGACGTATGCCGAGAGGGCGATATCGTCTATGGGTCTGAAAAGATTGGACTTTTACGAGACTCTAGCGAACGCATAGCATAATCCAAGTGCGTGACAGCCGTGACACCCCCTTATAGGGGTGTCGCGGTGTCACACCGTAGGATGCTGAGGTAAAAATTGATGGCTAAAGCTAAAAAGACAACCCCGAAAACAGATGATGAAAGCCGGCTGATGGCTCAAGACATTGGACAGGTCGATACCTTTGTCAAAGCGTTGGAACAGACCTATGGCTACGGACGTCTACTGGCTGTGTGTCCCGACTTAGACCTGGCCGCAAAAATGAGGCGGCAAATTGATAAATTCAATCAGGCTATCTTGGAGGCCGACTGGGATGGTGTCCGGGTTCATGGCCAAGCCACCATCAAAGGTTATCAGGCACTAGAACGAGCCTACCTGGCGGCAGGGTTCAAGCCGATAGATCAGCGAGCTGTGATCGAGGCGGTGATGCCGAATGGCGCTGTGTTGCAAATAGTTGCCGAAGGGGCGTGTCACCGAGTGATCGAGGGCGATGACCGCGAGGTGATTGCGATCGGTGCCGAGGCCATTGGCGAGCTGTTTCATGAGCGGGTCAAGGACACCATGAAGACGGCAGCTAAGTTTTTTCCTGGGGCTCGGATTGAGACGATCAGGAACAAAGAGTGGATTGACGACGAATTACCTTTTTAATCGGAGACAGGCTTGAATAAATATGTGTCTAGCGGTTATCAGCGTCACATTGATGATCATTACCCGACCATTGATCACCGCTGTATAGATGCCTTGCTGCGAGGCTGGGATATTCCGCTGCCTGCGCTCGATCCATTTTGCAGCCAGCTAGAGACTGGCTTACACCCTGCAACGGTTGGATCATTAAGCAGTGCAGATAGGTTTCGATCAATCGTCACAAATCCGCCCTATCATCGAAGCGTTGTCGATTTGTTAGTTAGTGATTGCTTGGAGGCGTTGAGCGGAAAACCTGATGTAGTTGCGCTGTTGATGCGAACGCAATGGGATCACGCAAAAAGCAGGCAGCATTTATTCAAAACACCATTTGCGGCGTCGATCCGATTGTTGTTTCGACCGTACTGGTCTGACCAGCGCAAGGCGTCGCCGATTCACAGTTATCAGTGGCTGATCTGGGATAAGCGCTGGGCTGGCGCTCCAATCGTTAAACATATCGGTGAGGATTAACGC